CAAGAGTATTCATCATAGGATATAATCGATCCGGAACCACTTCTCTCCACCACTTGTTTTTAAAAGATGGATATAAGTCTTGGCACTGCATCAGACCGGAAGGTGGTCATATCGGTAGATATTTGCATACCAACATGGAGAATGATAGACCCATACTTGAGGGTCTTGAAGATGCGGATGTTCTCTGCGATCTGTTGTGGGCCAAGAGAGGGTTCTTCTTTGAAGGTACTCATGCATTCAAGAGACTACACGATGCATGTCCCAATGCATATTTTATTTTAAATACAAGAAGTATGGATTCGTGGATCAAGAGTCGAGTCAAACACAAACGGGGTGACTTCATGGCCCGTGCGAAGAAGTTCTATAAGACCAAAGACGCTGAAGTGGTGAAAGACATATGGAGAGAAGAAAGGGACAAATGGGAAGGTAAGATACGTAACTATTTCTCCCTCGTACCCGATGCAAACTTCCTTGAGTTCAATATTGAGACCGACGACATAAGTAAAGTGATCGATTTTGTGCATCCAGACTTTAAACTACATCGATCTAATTGGGGACACAAGAACAAAACTCCAGTCTGATTCGTATAAATAAAGATAGTATTTTAGAGGAACACTTGTGTCGAACATTTTCAACAGACTAGAACTGCAGGCATTCCGTGCGGGGATTACCCCTCGTACAAAGGAGAGTCGTGAGTGGTTCATGAAGAAAGCAAAGAACCTTCGTAGTATCAACCGTGAGGCGTTGATGCAGGAAGAACCGATCAAGACACGCAGCAAACAGATCGTGGGTTCTATGCAGATGTTCTTCTACGACCCCAAACATAAGAAGACACTACCCTACTATGATGCGTTCCCTCTGGTAATCGTAGTTGGGCCTGCAGAAGGCGGGTTCTATGGAATCAACCTACACTACCTTCCCCCGATCCTACGTGCAAAGATGTTGGATGGGTTGATGGCGATTGCGGGAAGTAACAAGAGCGAGAATGCAAAATTCGATCTGTCGTATTCTATGTTGAAGAAGTCGAGTAAACTCAAGTATTTCAAACCGTGTTTCAAACACTATCTGAACGAACACGTACAGAGTAAATTTGCGGAAGTACTCGCACCGGAGTGGGAGATTGCAACCTTCCTTCCGACTGCACAGTTCCGTAAAGCAAACAACTATAAAGTCTACCACGACTCAAGGCAGATGATCTAATGGCCAGTATAGAAGAATTAAAAGGTGCGGTAACTTCCGGTTCGGGATTTGCGATACCCACTTTATTTAAGGTGATATTACCAGCAATCCCAGGCGCAAGTATCGATGGGTCTGGATTAAATCTGATTTGTAAGAGTGTGGAACTGCCAGGCCGACAGATTAGTTCTATAGACTATCAGACAGGAACCGCAATAAGAAAGATTGCAAATGGATACCTCGTTCCTGATATTAATCTAGTATTTTACTGCATGAACGATCACAAGGTTACCCGATACTTCGATGAGTGGCAGAGACTTGCACACAATCCCGAAGACTACTATGTCGGGTACTTCGATGACTACGGAAAAGACGTGACCATCGAACAGTTACAGAAAGGGGCAGGGTTCTCTGCATTTAAAAAGCAGTTGGGGTTCATGGACAAAATTCCCCAATCAATCAAGAACAGATTACCAGACTTGGGGATCATCGACTTCTCTTCAGGAGAGATCGATATCACGCTCGGGTCAAAAGACAAATCAGTACGAAAGGTGAAACTTGAAAAGGCGTACCCGACATCGGTCAATGCAATCCAACTAGGAAACGAACAGGAAGGTATTACCGAACTGCAAGTCCAGTTATCATTTAAGGACTGGATCGATGATGGTGCAGATGGGCCTAGTAGCGGTATCGGAGATGCAATCATCGGCGGTATTTTAGGTTCGTTGTTGAATTAAAATATATACATTACTATTTTACATTAGGAGAGTGAAATGGCATTACCTGTAATTAACAGCAGTCCACAGTATGATTTGGTTATTCCGTCTACGGGACAAAAGATTGAATTCCGACCCTACTTGGTGAAGGAAGAAAAGATTCTTATGCTCGCATTTGAATCTGGAGATCAGAAACAAGCGACCAAGGCAATCGGGAATACCCTGAATGCCTGTATTACAACATCTGGTATCGACGTATTCGGACTCACGACATATGACATCGAATACATGTTTACCAAGGTGAGAACCAAATCTGTTGGTGAGAAATCAAGGGTCATCATCCCTTGCAAGTCTTGCGAACACAAGAACGAAGTAGAGATCGATCTTGATTCGGTCAAGATTGAGAATGCAGAGAACCATAGTGAGGTTGTCAATCTGACCGATGACATTCAGTTAGAGTTGGCATATCCTTCATACCAGAGGGTTGTGGATGAAGAGTCTACGGGTACTGCAGAGGATGGACTGGTACTTGCAGAGACATGTGTCAAGGCCATTCTGACAGAAGAAGAACGATATGATGCCAAGGACTTGAAGAAGGGAGAACTCAGAGACTTCTTAGAGAACTTGACAACAGAACAGTTTAAGGTATTGACAGACTTCCTTGTCAAGATTCCTAAACTAGAACACAAGGTAGAGTTTACTTGTGTGAAGTGCAAAGAGGACGGTGAGACTGTCTTGAGAGGGATGAGAGATTTTTTATCCTAAACCTTTCTCACGATAATTTGGTCAATCATTATAAGACCAATTTTTCGTTGATGCAACATCATCATTACAGTCTAACCGAACTTGAAATGATGATGCCGTGGGAAAGGGAGATTTACGTTGGTATGCTGATTGATTATGTTAAGGAAGAGAATGATCGACTAAAACAAATAAAGTAGAGTGTAACAGATGGCAAGAGAAAAGACTTTACAGGACGTAATTAATAGACTAGTTGCGGAGGGTCAACTTACCCGAAACACTGGTTCTCATTCAATTCGTACTGTAAAAGAAGTTTTGAAAAGTACCCATGAGGAATCCGCTAATCAGATGGATGACCTCAAGGATGCTATCATGCATTCAACTGAAAGCACTCTACAAGCGTCGAAGAACATTTTCGATAGCATCGTCAATCCTACTACTGAAAACGAGTCTCCCGACACTGCAGGGGATATTGAAGAAAAAGAAAGAGAACAGAACCAACTGTTCAAGTCTCTCCTAGACGCTCAACTTGAAAACAACAAATTAACCAGAGACATCCTATTTCTTCAGAAAGGGATGAAAGGCGGCGGCAGCGGTAGCCGTTTTGGTTTCACCAGACTTGGTAACATATTTGGTGGCAGTGCCCTAACTGCTCTCCTTGCACCCGCTGCGGCGATGGCTTCTATAGGTGCGGGTGTTGGTGGATTTTTCCTTGGTCTCAAAGCAAGTAACCTCGCACTAGAATTCTTTGACTCCGAACCCAACTATGATGGTATCAAGAAGGCAGTAGTTGCCTTTGGTGATATCTTCAAAGACGTTGATGCAAGTGCTTTAACTGCGACACTCGCTGTCTTGACTGGTGGTGCAGTTGCGGGTGTGTTATTCGGGCCCGTAAAAGGTGCGGGTGGTTTAGCCTCCGGTATGACCGCAATTGGTGCGGGTATATCTGGATTCTTCCTTGGACTCGCCACAGGAGACAAAGCACTCAGTTGGTTGAACACCGACATGACAGCACTGAAAAGTACTGTTGTTGGTTTGGCGGATGTGTTATCCGTATTGTCAGAGAGTGATGGTTTCATTCTGACAGGTGCATTGATGGCGGCGGGTGGTGCCTTGGGTATGTTGTTTGGTGTCGGTAGAACCGGAAGAGCCGCTGCTGGTTTAACACTGATTGGTGCGGGTATCGCAGGTTTCATGGTTGAGATGGCTGCGGTTTCTGCAATCGCAGAACAGTTTGGTACAAACGGTGAAGGTCTCAAATCCTTAATGGAAAATGTGGCAGGAGGTCTTACTGCATTAGGTTCTATACCGGCCTCCGTGGTGGCGACTTTACTTGGTGCTGCAGGATTATTTGGAGCAGCACCCGCAATAGGTGGTAAGGCAACTGTTGGTCTTGGACTTGTGGGTTTGGGGTTAGGTACATTCTTCGCTGGATTTGGTATCGCAGATAAGTTCACCCAACTCATTGGTGCTACTGGCGAGAACATGAAACAGATCATGGTAAACATGTCTACCGGACTGTCAGCTCTTGCAGATGTAGACGGTGTGGGGTTGATGAAGACCGCTGGTGGTATACTGGCCATGGGGCCTGCATTACTTGCGTTACTGGGACAGGAAGGTTTATTATCAATCCGAAATGCGCTTGGTGGGGTAGTAGACTTCATCTTTGGTGACGATGATGAAAAATCTCTTTTCGAAAAAGTAGCGGATTCTCTGAAGGCGTTCGAAGATGTAGACGGAACGAACCTAAAGAACATTGCGGATGCGGTCACACCTCTTGTTGAATATGCCGCTGCTCTAGAGTACTTTGAGAACATGGACGTTGATAAGATCATTGAGAAACTCAATGAACTTGGTACGAAAATGGGTGACATCAATAAACTCATGATCACCATGTATGAAGGGGGAGAGATAACAGACGGAGCCTTTGAGGGTGTGAAGGTTGAGGTGGGATTGAAAGATGTCCCAACCGAAGAGATTGAAGAGAGTCTTAGACCTCTCGCAATGTTGGTTCAACTCGACACCTCAGAAGTGGATAGTAAGTTAGCGGAGATTCGTGGAAGAAATCTTGAAATCCCCGCTTCCGTCTTGACTCAAGCCGCCCAAGTCGCAGAGGAAACTAGAGCCACACCTCGTCCTGTAGAAGAGGTTGTTGTAACCGCAGAGAGAGAACCGCCTCCTAGAAGGGAAGACTTCCTACCTGTCGAACCGCCTCCTACGTTCTTACCACGTGTAGAGAACCCCTATGAGGGTCTGGAAGTACCCACTCCTAAGTTTGAGATGGAACCTTTAGAGGCACCGGAATTAGACATTCCGGATATTCAGATCGAACCTCCCGCCATGTCCGAAAGGGAGTTGGGTTCCATGTACTTGCAGGATCAACAGAAACAACTTGCATCCCAGACTACCAATACTCAGGTTGCATCAATTGCTATGATGGGTGGTAGCACTAATATATCCAATAACAGTAACAGTCAAACAACCAATCTGATTGGTTCCAGACCATCTTCAAGAAACGGTTCACGGGCTTCTAACTGGCGAGTAGGATAAAAAAAGGGGGCGTATGCCCCCTAGTCAGAAAACCCTTCACCTTTAATCCAATGACTCATCCTATGTCTAAAGACTGTGAGGATCAGTCTTAGAAACGTATCCTCACAGTATGTTCCACTAGGACAGTGAAGGGTATACATTAGTCTTCCTGTGCCATCTTAGCGAAGTAAGACAAGGTATCATCCTCATCATCCTCCGCACCAACAGACGGTGCAGGAGAAGCAACGATCTCAGGTTCAGGAGCAGAACGTCCAACGTTCTCTTCTGCAGACTGAGACACGTTCGCAGTTGCAGCAACCGCACTCGCACCTACCGCAGTACCAAGTACTACTTCCAGACGACCCTTGAGTTCGTCGTAGGACTTGAACGTAGTAGGATTAGAGAACTCACTCAGATCAAACTGTTGATTGTAAGTTGCTTCCAATCGAACTTCATCCGCTTCGAACAGGGCAGACGGTGCCTTAAACTCAGACTTATCGTAGTTACGGTAACCCGCAACGTTACGAATCTTGAGTTGGAAGTCTGCACCAGACCAGAAGTCGAACGGGTTCACTGGCTCTTCGCCGGGAAACTCAGGTTGCATCTTGTCCATGATCTTGTCGAAAATCTTCTTCCCAAAATCATAGAGGAATACTTTACCGTTGTTCGCAGGGTTAGAAGGATCGTTCACAACAAGGATGTTGGACACGTAGTGAAGACGGCGCTTCTGCTTACGTGCGATCTCCTTGTCATCTTCGATACCAGAGTTCCAGAGTCGAGAGTTCAACTCAGACACCGGATCGTTCTGACCGATAGTAGTCAGAGACTTCTCAATGTACCACTGACCCGAAGGGCCCTTGAAGAAGTGATCCCAATAACGCACCCACGGAAGTTCCTGTCCTTCACCCGCAGGCAGGAAACGAATAACGGCATAACCGTTACCTGATTCGTCAACTGTGGGTTTCCAGAAACGGTCATCACCGTAGGATTTTTTCTCAGTACCACCACCGTTCATTTCATTAGCGGCAGATACCAGTTTAGAAACGTCCATAGACTTGGACTTGAGATTAGCAAAGCTCATATGTTTTCTCCGTATGATATTTGTATGTCGTTGTATTAAGGTTTATCCACATTACCATCATATAATACACTATTTATATCTCCCGTGTCAAGGAAAACTTCTCCCAGCCCACAGGGGATTTTTCAACCAAGATATCAAGCAGATTCTCACTCCTTGAGTTACCTCAGTTACTTCGTGCCACCTGTCTGGATAAAAGAGTACGGTCTCCCCTACATCAATATCCACTTTGGTGCCACTCTCTGCATCCTTACTATCGTAGAGATACAGATCACCACCAACCAGATCATCACTCTTATAGAGTATTGTACTGGTTGAATGAATTCTTAACTTGTCGGGATCGATATCCCGTCCGTTGTAATTATCTATATGTCTTCGAAACCTACTTCCTTTCCGGTAGATGATCAGATCAAACTGACCCACAAGAGTTCCGTCTCCAACCCACTCTTCAAGTTCCCTCTTCGCTTCAGGAAACATGTTGTAGTGTACACTAACACGTTGAGTAGTTCCCCGATAATGTTCGGTAACATCTTCTTTGGTTTCACCACGACCACTATAGGCTTCCGCTCTACGGTGAATAAAGACATCTTCATCTACACAGTCAAGTATATCTTGTAGTGACTGTTCGGAGAATACGTATCCCCGTCTTACCCCATCCATGAAACTAGTATCTCCCGAAACCCACGACGAATCTTTGTGCATTCATGATGATCCCCCGCCGGAAAGAATACTGTCTCACCTATCTCCAGATTAAATTCATGACGCAACCCATTCTGATACACACAGAGAGTTCCACCACGTAGGTCATCCGACTTGTCCAACATGGTCACTGCAGTGATCTGTCGATTCAGATGTCTACCATTCTTATCCTGATATGTTGATGAGTCCGTATGTGGGCCTAACCAGTCTCCTTCAACATAACGCAAGTAGTTGGTATCGATTACCCGCAGTCCTTCTTCTTTCCAAACTAAGTCAATGTCATCTACGATATCCTGAATCATTTCAGTAGTGATGACCTTGTTACTGCTGAGTCTAAATGCCCTGTCTTCATAGTGTGCAGTTTGATAATCAGTACCATTCTGCACGATGTCAACGTAAGTCTCTTCCGAAGAGCCTTTTGAAGAATGAGAAGGAACCCAAGGCGCTTCAATGTTCTTGAGGTCTTCTATCTGATTTTCAGTGAGAACCTTCTTTACGAAGGGTCTGAAATTAATCAGGTTAGACATCAAGTACACTCGTTTCGTTTTTGATAAAGTTGAGACCCATCGCTTCTGCCTCTAGTCTATCCTTGATCGGTTCATTAAGATACTTCTTGATGTCCTCAATCTCAATCTTATTCTCTTCGCACAGGTGAACTATCGTATCAATATAGTTCATCCCCGTCTTCTTCACCGTCTCCTCCACCAGCTTCGAGAAGGTCTTCTTCGTCAGGAAGTTGTTTGACTGGGGTTCGTCGGGGGTTAAAGTCTTTTCCATACCACATCTCCTCAAGTTCTTTCGACCAGACTTGTCCAATGTCAGGGTAGAACGTTCCGTAACTGCGGTTAGGCGTTCCGTCTGGATAGTACGACATGGCGATACAGACCTCTTGTATTTTATTTTCGCCATTTGCGCCATATCGAAAGTCACTCCAATGTCCTGTCGAAAGATAGGACTTCATGTTTTTAATGTAAGTCTCAAGGTCTTTGTATTCGGATCGTTCCTTCCAGTTGGAAGAATCACGCATACCCGTCATACCCTTCAACTTCATTTCGTTGTCTTTGATCCACTCCTTGACCTTCTTCCAGTGAAGGAAGTGGTCTTCTGGTAGATCACGAATGGACTCGTGGATTGACGCCATACCTGTCGCACCACGAGCCTCACGTGCCTTCGCAAGTCTTTCGATAGCAGCAGCCTTCTGTTCGGGCGTCATAGGTTTACGCTTGCGCTTCACCTTCTTACGTTCGAACCCAAGTTGATCCAACATCTTCTGTTGTTTCTTCTTGCGGGTCTCTGCTGCTTTCTGACCTTTCGTCATAACTCTTATCCGAATGAAATGAGTTTATCTATACGGAAACTACGCCACTCCTGAATGTCAACATCGAACACCCGTAGGGTAGAATCACCACCCACAGACTGATCAACAGTTCCGCCCTTAGGCATCTTCTCTTCGGGGATATCACGCAGGGTTGCGTTCATCACACGAACTGCACCGTCTTTGACTTTCTCAAATGAGAGATTGACCACACCTTCACGCAGTGCATCCAACATCTCATCACGACTTTTATCAATCATCACTGACTCCATTAAAACGATCTCCATAATGTGCGTTAATGTACCTATCAGTATCAGACCAGTGCATGTTGCTCTGATCGTCTAACACTTCGATAGCCTTGTTCAACTTTTTTTCCTGAAGGTGTTGAGTCCTTCGTTGACTCTGTTGACGATTCTGTTGTTGAATCTTCAATGCAGCCCGTCGAATCATTGCGTACCTCTTTGCCATGA